TCTGTCTCTTGAAGCTATCGAAGCAGTGTACAATGCACTACCTCGTAAGTTCAAGGCTCGCCGTCAGGACCTAAAGTTCTACATGAATAGCAAGCATCTTCAGGAATTGATCTCAGCACTTCGCAGTGTTGGTTCAGTACCTGAGCAGGTTGCAACCCGTGTAATTGATGGCGTTCTTCCACAGATCGGTGGTCCAGCAGGAGCACAATACATGATCTTTGGATTGCCAGTACTTGAAGTACCTTTGTACCCAGATAACTTCGTTGACTTGACATTGCCAAGCAACCGTATTTGGGGCTTCCAGCGTGATGTCACGGTTCACCGTGAGTTCAAGCCTAAGAAGGATACCGTAGAGTACACAGTATACGTCCGTATGGGTGTAGCTCTAGAAGAGAAGTCCGCTATTGCATATGCAGTGCGTACAGCTTAATCTATAACCGTTGGAAGGGTCGCAGGAAACTGCGACCCTTTCATCATTTATTGAGGTATAATTAGTCTAGGAGGATTTATAAATGTTTGATAAAAAATCAGTATTTGAACTAAAATCTATTTGTAAAGTTTTAGGAATTGAAACACAAAAGAATTCAAAAAAGATTGAGCTCTTAAATGCCATTAAAGAAACTGGTTTATCTGATCAAGAAATCCTTGATGCCATTGATAAAGCCTTTGACTATAAAGAAGCAGATAAAACAGAGACTCAGGTAGAGGTTTTAACTAAAGAAGAGCCTACTGAAAAGAAACAAGAAAAAGTTTTGTTAAAGATGGTTCACCCAAGAGGTGCTTTAAATGTTGGAAACGGAATAGTATTCACATTTGAAGAGCCTTTTAAGTTGTTATCAAAAGCACAAGCTGACGATATAATTAGAAGAGCAAAAGAAGAAGTAAGGGAGGCTACGCCAGAAGAACTTGCGTTCTTTTATGGAGTAGATTTATAAAATGAAGGAATACCTCAGAACCGATGGGGAAGAATTAAGTATTACATATACTGCCCCAGCAGGTACTGACTCTGTTGTTTATACTATCACAGACTTAGATTTTAATGAGGTTCTCTTTGCAGATGAGGCAACTTTAATTTCTGGGGTAAATTTTTCTATTGATATCCCATCAGATATTACAGCATATGATAGAAAACTACAAATTGATTTACAGATTGTGGATGCAGGATCTTACTCAGAAGATATTCTTTTTGCATCACTAGTTAGACCATACTGTAATATTGATGAATTAGCCTCAGAGCTTGGCTTAACTATTAGCTCCACCCCAACTGGCTCTGGTCAAATAAAAAGATCAGACCTAGAAAGACTCGAAAAACGAGCAAGATTTTTAATTAATAAGATAACAAATGATAAGTTTAATTTTGAATACAAAAGCATCCTAACATATGGTCAAAACGCAGACACCCTTTACATTGGTGAAAGAATTGAAACATATGACAAGATTGTTAAAGATGACGAAATTGTATATGACGTAACAGCAGATCCAGAAATTAACTTATTAGATTATCCAGTATCAGTATCAAAAAGCAAGTATCACTTAAAAGTATATGATGTTGGAACAAATGTTTCAGAATCTACGCCATTTAGAATTCTAGATCCGTATGGAGTTTTTGAAAAGAACAGCACATACCTAGTTCGTGGAGAATTTGGATGGAAGTATGTTCCAGAAGACATTAGAGAAGCAGCCATTCTTATAGTAGAAGACTTAAGATGTGCAGATTTTAATTATAGAAATAAGGGACTCAAGTCTGTAAAGAACGAATCCTTTGATATTCAGTATTCGGATTCAATATCATTGGGATCAGGAAACCTACTAGTAGATTCATTCCTACAGGATTACAAACGATTTGATTTAATGGTGATCTAAATGACATGTATCGTTGGAACAGCATACACAATGACAGCAGATCTATATACCGCTACGATGACACAGGACGCAAACTCAGGTGCTGTTCAAAAAACATGGGTAAATACATCAACTATTAGTTGTTTGGCTAAGGGTGTTGTCCGTAGTGGCTTAGGAGACAATTCTAATACAGTTGAAGTAAAAAACTATTTAAATGTTATCACTGGACTTGTAAAGTTTAGAAGTAAAACTCCGATTGACAGCTCAGTAAGAGTAACAAACATTAAAAACGACACAGAAGTTATTTGGAAAGAATCTGGTTTAACTGGAATTGGATCTGCAGGTGGTGCAAATGGGGCAACAATATTTGAACCTCGTGGAAGCACACCAATAATGGATCATTTAGGTCATGTTATTGAATATGAAACAATTTTGCAAAGACAGGATATTCAGTCTCTGGTGATTCAATAATGTCAAGAGTAGATACCTCAGCTCTTAATGTTGCAATAAAAAAATCTAAAACGAAAACCTTTAAAACTGGAGATATTGGTTCTAAGATTGCTGCAACTGCAAAGTTTCAACTAGAACTATTAAATAGAATTCATGGTGAAGATAAGAAAAGAATACAGGTTGCTGGTCTCAGGTATATAATGAACTACTTTGAAGCCTATGTAGATAATGCAGCAAGATCAAGACCTGATTCATTACATCACGTTTATGAGCCAGGAAGGACTGGCGACAAGGCTGCAAGACTATTTGAAGCATCCATTTCTAGCTCAGGAAAACCAGTATTAACATACAGATTTAAAGAGTCTAGGGTTCCAGGGAAAAGTGGATATGTTTTTAGGAACAAGGCTTTTATTATGGAGGAAGGGCTTCCAGTAACAATTACTCCAAAAAATGCTAAAAGATTGGTATTTGAAATAGACGGTAATATTGTATCTTCACAAAAGGTAGTAGTTCAAAATCCTGGAGGAGATTATGTACAGGGATCATTTGTAAAAATTTTCAATCAGTTTATGTCTACTATGGTAAATGTAGCCCTACAAGATATGGAATTCTTTAGTAGAATAGAGAAGGGCATTCAAAACGAATCAAGAATTGCTCTTAGAAGAATTAGCAAGGGCGAAATAACAAATATGGCAAACTTAGCAGCAGCATCTTCTAGTAAAATTGTGAGGAGTCTATAGTGGATTATACAAAGCTACCAATTTGGCTTATATGTAAGTATATTTGGGATCATGCAACTGGTCAGGTTACTGGTCAATCTGCTATTGGATCAGACATATGGGATATTACTCAATACAGCATAACTGGATTAAATGCAGAAATTACTTCTATAACTGTAAGTGCTGGAGTTGCTACAATTATTACAGATACCGCTCATGGTATGACTGCCAATAAACTTTGCAACATTACTGGAGTAAATTCAACTTATAATAAAATTTTTAAGGTAACTCAAGTAGATAGTCCAACTCAGTTTAAAATTCAGGCTCCAGCTGGTGGAACAACAGTTGCATCAACAACTGGAAATGTAGCAGAAATTAGCCTTATTCCATTCTACCCAGTATATGAAAATCTTGGCATTGACACATCAAAGCTACCCTATATAATTTATGACTACTTATTCGTCCAGCCAAATGGAACATTCCATCCAATTAACAAGGAAAGGGCAACCATAACTATTGTTGGGTCTGCCCCACAGATATTCTATGTGAAAAATTACATTTATGATATTTTGAAGAAATTTGACGTATCTGCTCAAGACATGAATGCTCATTTAAATGACTTAGAAATATCCTTTAAATATGTTGCATGTGATCAGTCAGGATATATGATAGATGAGAAGTCTGTAGATAACCTTGAGCCAGGAAAATTCCAAACTTCCCTTATTTTAACGTATGAATTCACTAAGTCATAATAAGATTTTACATGGTATGATTGTTTCTGAGGAAGCAACCAAACCAAAGTTTAATCAAACTTTGACAGGAGGTGCAAAATGGCACTAGGAAACGCAAAAAATATTGTTGTAGGTGCAGGTGCATTATACATCGGACATACAACAGACACAGAACTTACAGAAGACGATCTACCAAAGGTAGCGTCAACTCTTGCAGCATGTACTGTATCCCTTCAGGATCCAGACAATGTTGATATCTACTCAGGAACAGCTCCAACAGGAAAGTGGGACTCAGTAGGTTACACATCGGAAGGTGCAGAACTATCGTTCGAACCAGATTATGGTGAAGTACAGGTAGATCAGCTACTTGACGTTGCAAAAATCTTCAAGCAGGGTCAGCGAGTAATGTTGAATACAACACTTGCAGAAGCCACACTTGAAAACTTCTTGGTAGCAATTGGTGGAAAGTCAACGGACCTTTCAGGAACAATGTCTTCCCCAGTTCAATCAGTAAACCTTAACGGTGGTGCTCTTGGATACTCTCCAGTAGAACGCTCCATCGCTATCGTTGGTCCAGGACCAGATGAAAAGAAGACAGCAGCAACAAAAAACTTCGTAGAAAGAGTTTATGTTGGATACAGAGCTCTTTCAATGGAGACTGTAACTGTTGGCGTTAGAAGAAATGAGGCTACTGTATTCCCAGTAACTCTACGTCTACTGGCTTCGTCTATAAACGAAGCAGGAGATGGAAATGCTTCTTACGGCAAGATCATCGACAGAGCTTACAACCAAGCTTAGTTCATAATTTAATAAACGTGATCAGGACTAGTCAGAAATGGCTAGTCCTGCTCATTTATATCAAGAATACTATATAATTAAAGAGAACAATTAGGAGGAAGTTTTGGCAACAACAGTATACGAAAGTATCGAGCTAGAGCTATTAGACGGAACAAAAGTGGAAGTCAAGCCACTAAGCTTGAAAAAACTAAGAGAACTAATGAAGGTGTGGTCAGAAGGTACAGCAAAGTCAACAAACGAGGATGAATTCCTTGACTTGCTTATTACCTGCACTGCAATTGCCTTTAAGCAGTTTTCACCAGCACTTGCTGAAGACAGAGACGCACTTGAAGAAGCACTTGATCTTCAGACAATGTACAAAATCTTGGAGGTGGCTGCTGATATCAAGCTGAACGACCCAAACCTGCTGGAAGCAGCGAAGGAACTAGCTGGACAGATCTAGACCTCGCTGCACTAGAGGCGGAAGTTTTTCTTCTTGGTCACTGGAAAGACTACGATGAACTAGAGTCTAGTTTATCAATGCCAGAGCTCGTAGCAACGCTAAAAGCGATGTACGAATCTGAAAATAGGAAAAATAAATTCCTAGCAATGGTAAACGGAATAGACATGGAGAATAGTAGTGACAACCAGGACGATGACAGTCGTCCTGCAACATTCCAAGAAATTCAAGCGAGGGCGATGGCAAGATTGACTGGAGATACAACAAAGGCAAAAGCCGTTGAGTATGGAATAACATCTGACATGGGATTAGCTTATGAAGTGTTAGGAGATGTTCATGGCGGATATTAACGCAAACTTTGAGTATGATGCGGACTTTGGTCCTGCCATTGCTCAAGTTAGAAGTCTTGCTAGAGAAATATCTCTATTAAATAATTCATTTAATTCTTTAGACAAAGCTGCACTAACTGCTAAAAAACAATTAGCAACCTCGTTTGGAACAAATGTAAAATCACTTGGAGCTTTCCAGACCACAATGGTGGATCTTTCAAGTGACGTAGATCGCTTCGGTGAGGCTCTTCAAAAGAATAAACTCCATATGAGAGATTATTTTAAAGAAGCAAGAAGAGCCTACACTGAAGGATCAAGAGTAAGAAAGCTTGCAGTAGAGCAAGTAAGAAAGGCTCAATCAGAGATTGTTAGCCTTGGAAAAGATGCTACTGGAAGAAATAAAGGTATGGTCATTACCCCACTATCTGTTGATACTAAAAATATGACAACTAGCATGAACATTGCTAGAGAACAGTTTAATATATTTAATAAGTTGGTTCAAGATGGATCAAGAGAACTTATCAACTGGGGTAAAAATACTCAATGGGCTGGTAGACAGCTTACAGTTGGTCTTACTATTCCCCTTACAATTTTAGGTGCAAGCCTTTCAAAAACATTTAGAGATTTTGACAAAGAATTAACAAGATTCCAAAAGGTATATGGATCTGATCTTGTCATGACAACTACAAACGCTTCTCAAGAAATGAGAAAGCAGGTAGAACTTCTAGCAAAAGACATTGCAGGTAAGTTTGGTATTGCGGTTAGTCAAACTGCAGCCCTTGCTGCAGACCTAGCAGCAACTGGTCTTGAAGGGCAAAGGCTAACAAGTTCTATCCAACAAACTACTCGTCTTGCAGTGCTTGGTGAAGTAGATAGACAAGAGGCTATGAAAGCAACTCTTGCACTACAAAGTGCATTTAATATGAGTACACAAGAACTTGCAGAATCCATTGACTTTCTTAACGCAGTTGAAAACCAAACATCAGTTTCTATTCAGGACTTAACAGAAGCTATTCCAAGGACTGGT